GTCGAAAAAATTCAAGAATTTGAAAACTTCCAGAAACAAGAAGAAGCTGTCGCTTGCTTCAACACTCGCATGGACGCTATCGACCAAGTTTACGAACTTGAAGACGAAGACCGCAAAGTATTAGCTTCCGATCTGAAAGAACTCGACCAGTCGGAAGAGGCTTTCGCTTCTTATCAAGATAAGCTCGCTATTATGTGGAAACACAAAAACAAAGAATCCAAAGCGGCTTTTGAAAAGCAGATCGAAGCTCGCATTGACGAAGCGGTCGCTAAAAAACTTTCCGTTGCAAACGCTTCGGTGGCTAAAACCGCTGAAGAAATCACTCAAGAAGCTTTGGAAAACGCAAAAGCGTCCGAAGGAACCCTTCCCAACAACAACGAATCTCAATCTCAACAACCAACTTCTCTTAGAGAAAAATTCGCTAACGCATTTAGCCGCGACAATATCGTCGTCTCATAATCTACAAAAAAAAACAATCTAATCAAAAAAATATATGGCACTTAGAACTCTACCATTCAGACAATATAACGAAACTGATGTTATCAACATGTTCGCTATGGGAACTGGATTCATTAATGAATCCGTTACCGACAGCGGCAACGGCGATGCTGGCGTTTTCGTTACCGTGGAATCTGGCAACCTCAATCTCGATACAGTCGTGTATGACAGCGCTTATGATTCTTATCTCGGCAAAACCAATTATCCGCACGTTGGCGTTAATCAATATCCTCGCGTATCTCTGTCGCTCAAACCAGCGACTTCTGGCGATGCGCTTCTTGGCATGACTCTCCGTCAAACCGCAAAGCTCGACGAAAACGGCGAGAAGCTTCTCTACTACCCACAAAAAGCTGAAGAGCTTATGTGTATGCTTCCTGGTCAATCGGTTCCTGTCGCTAATCGCGGCCTGTTCACTCTCGCTGCTACCGCCTTCGCGGGTGCTGTCCCAGCGGTCGGATCTGGCTTCAAACTTCCTAGCGGCGTGAGCGGCAGGGTTACAGGCTGCGCTAATACCGATGCTCAGAAAATCGGTACGGTTTTGGCTACTGGCTCTCGCACAGCAAGCGTTTCAACCGCAAATCTTTCCGATCCTTTGACTGGCTCGTATGCCATGGTCTTATTCGGCTAATAATTACAACTTAGAAAAATAATCATATGAAAATTACTCTTAAAAGAACTCCAGAACAAATCGAGCTTGTAAAGGCTATGGCTTCGAAAAATCGCGCTATCGCGACCGAAGCTCAAGTCGCACTTGCTGAGTTCATTGGCCCTGTCTTGGCTGAAGTGATCAACAACGCTCCTACGCTGAGCAACTTGTTCACATCTCTCCAGTTCAACGCCGATGACAATCCTAGCATTCCGCTTGACCTCTATTATGATGTCAATGCTGAAGACTACATCGAAGTTTACAGCCAAAGCGCTGCTGGTGGTCTTCCTCAGAACCAAGTGCTTCCTACTGTTTCTGAAATGAAGATCCATACCTACACTCTTGATTCCGCACTGAGCTTCGATAAGCGCTATGCAGCCAAGAGCCGCTTGGATGTGATCAGCAAAACCTTCACTCGTCTCGCTCAAGAAATTCTTCTCAAGCAGGAAAAAACTTCCGCCAACCTCCTTCTTGGAGCTCTTGCGGCTGCTCAAACCAATGGCAAGAGGCACGTTCAACGCGCCAACACCAACGGTCGTTTCCTCTTGGCTGACCTCAACGAGCTGTTCACTCTCGCGAAGCGTATTAATACGTCTTTCCTTGGTGGCACTCCAGATGCCCGTCAAGGCCGTGGTATCACCGATATCATCGTTTCCCCAGAAGTTGTTCAAGAGCTCCGTGCTATGGCGTACAACCCCATCAACACCAAAGGTTCGCCCGCTGGTGGAACTGCTGCTGATGGTATCGCTGCTCCCGAAGACATGAGAGCTGCTATCTATAACTCCGCAGGTATTCCTGAGTTTTATGGAGTTGGCATCATGGAAATCAATGAGCTTGGTCGCGGTCAACGTTTCAACACTGTGTTTGGTACTGTTGCAGGTTCGACAGCATATACAAAAGCCGATGGAACCAGCTCCGCTGTTTTCAACGGCGCTGCCGAAGAAATCATCATTGGTCTTGATCGTGGTCGCGAATCTCTGATTCGTGCGGTTGCTGTCGATTCGGAAAACGGTTCGGAGTTCTCCCTGACTGCCGATGACCAATACAGCGTTCGTCAGCAAAAAATCGGCTACTTCGGCTCGCTCGAAGAAGGACGTATGGTTCTCGATACCCGCGCTCTCGTTGGCAAGATCGTATCTGGAATTGCTTAATGTATCCAAGCTGGGAGGTTCGCCTCCCAGCTCTCAAAACACCCGCCACGCCTCTCAACGATGCGCACCACGGTGGGTGTTTTTTTGTTTAAATTTAACATTTAAATATTACCATAAGATATGCCTAAGAAGAAAAAAATCACAGAAGAAGCGAACGGAATGATTCAAGAACCCGCGTCCGAATCAATCGCTAGCGCTCCTAAAAAAACACTAATTCAAGAAATTGAAGAAATGAAAGCGGCAGGCTTAATTGGCACTCTAGAGTTCACTAGCAAAATGCGCGAATTGGAGGTTGTGCTAGGGGTTAGTCAAATCAGCCCCTTCGGAACGAATGAGCTAGAAATTTTCGAACAGAATCTCGCCGAAATGTCTCTTTCTGATATGCAAAAATTGGCTTTGAAAATTGGAACAAATCCATATCACGAAAAGCCAACGCTCAAAAAGAGTCTTATTAGAGAATTCTCTGCTTACACGCGCAATAGTCGCCGCAACATTATGCCTAGTGCTGTGCAGTCATTTGTGATTGACCACGACAATCCTAAGCACAAAGAATTATTAAAAATCCTTGCTAACTAAGTGTAAATTAACGCATGAGTACGTTAAGCGGCTTGGCCACAGCAATATTTCAAACAGAATTCGACGGCGAGTCAGCCACCATACCACGCTCTTATATTGAGGCGTGGCTTGGCGCTAATTTGGGGTTATTGAATACGCGCATCAACACATCTTATAGCGGAGTAAACGCTCCACTGGATCAGGAATCTCAAGCGATCTACAAGGAGATGTATATGTCGAACTATTATCGCAAACAATCTCGTAATGCGCTAAAAGGATTGGTTGGCAATACAGACGGCTCTGACATTTTATCGCTGCGAGATGGAAATAGCGCCGTTACTTTTACGAATAAGAACGAAGTTTCCAAAGTTTACAAGTCTTTGGCGGAAGAGTCTGAAGCAAAAATCGACAAGCTCGCTCATCAGTATAACATGTATCAGTCTGAGCCTTTACATCTGGGCGGATTAGAGACTGATGCTGTATTGACTATCGCAGACTACAACACGTTCTTGTAAGCAAGACGTATAGATAATAAAAAAGGCGCTGTGAAAACAGCGCCTTTTTAGTTTAATGTGTATTTAATAACCTATCAAAATGGAGAGCCCAAACCAGTGAAGCTTCCGCTCATTTGAATACCGTTGGTCGAATCGTTAACGCCACCAATTTGAGTACTAAAGGTTAAATCAGCAGTTTTGTTCGAGCCAATCGAGCTGGAAACACTAGAAGAATCGAGCTGAGCATTTCTAAAAGTATATCTAACCGCATCTACGTTTGTGCCTGGTCTTTTTATTGTGATTATAATATCATTTTTAGGGTTCGCGTTGACCAAATCAACTAAATTACCACCAGCAGTTTCTGTTTGCACACCATTTACCGTAAGAGTTGCCGTCACAGGGAAGTCAACCACCCTAGCAAAAGCAAATTTCGAACCAAGGCGCTCAATTGGAGTTCTGCCCAAAGGAAGAGACATACTAGCGCTTTGGATATGAATTCCATCTGAACCACTAAGCAACGAAATCATTCCGCCAGTACCAAACGTGCCAAAATCAATAGTAACATCTCCTGGGCGAAGAGCGCTTACAATTGAGTCGAGAGCTCCAGTATTGGGGGTAGGATTTTTCAAACGAATATTGGTTCCAAGCGATGTTCCGCTAATTGGATCAACGCCGACATTCCTTCCAGAGTTATTTCCAGAGAATGTAAAGGCGTTCATGTTTATACCTTCAAAGCTAACATTTACAGTAGGAATGCTGCCAACCGCCAACTCAAGCGAATAATCGGTAAGATACGCATTTCCAATACCAATGCCACCCATTCCGCTCAAAATATTTGAGCCTGTAAATTTGTTAAAGTCAGTGCCTTCGTTGCTAGTTACGATGTAGAAATTCCTACCAGTGCCATCTTGAATATGTCCAGATGGAAATTGATTAGCAGCTTGAGAGCCAGTAGAAACATAGAAACCAAGGGCGCTTTCGTTTCTGCCGTCAGTAAGATAATAGCTAGCATCAAAAGAAACAGTAGGAGTTTCCAGAACGATAGAATCAATACGAGCTAATTCGCCATATTGGTTAACGTCTTGACGAGCGATGTTGAAATTATAATTGGCTGATTGTACGCGAGCGAGCTGGGCGTGATCGCCACTACCCGTTGAATTGTATTCTTTGCTGACGTATATGCCTTCTGATTGATAGATTATTCGATTTCGTGCCATAAGTGTTTATCTTTACTTTCTTTACATCAATAACAAAAAAAAGAGAAAAAAAAATTACAAACGAGGATATCTTTGTTGGTGTATCTCAAAATCAATAAACCCGATAAACAAATCGTTGGCTAGTGACTTTCTTGCTTTGTCGCGTAATTTGGAAGTTACCACATCTTCAATGAAGAAAAGGGGCTCGTCGTCGTATTGGTTTTTTAATGAATCATAAGAATATGAACCATTTTTAATGTCTCCGTATTCGGTGGTCGGATTGCCAGAGAATGGAATGGTCGGGAAAACCTCATTGAGACTGTCCGCAAAAATAGAAAGTACGCCATCAAGTTGATAAGAGTTTTCCGCCATTACCACCGCTTTCATTTGGATTTGGGTCGTATCTTCGCCGCCAAAAGAAAATGGGGCGTTGTTGATTGATTGACTCGACAAGAAAATCGCGGGGACGACATTATCATATGGTTCGATATAAGATTCGTCCGCCGAAAAAACGCGGGAATTTGGCGTATATTTTTTATCGACAATCAAATCTTCTTCGCCGTCGTTAGTGAAGTAGATGTTAAAATCTTTTACCGCGAAAGAGCCTGATACAGAGGCGGAAGATGCCGCGCCACTGATTAACGCTCGACCATTAGTGAAATCCAAAAGAAGAGAAGAGCTTCTGGGCTGAAAAGTCCCGCCGACATGCACTCCCGAAGGAATGACCGCACCAGCAATAGAAGAGTCATTTACCCATTGTTTATATGGGCTACCAAAAGCCTTGAAGCGATCATCGAGACGATCATCGACATAATTATAAAACGAGCCACTTTTATTGGAATACGCTTGCCCCTTTTTTAGAAGATAGTTGTCAAACCACAGCATGAAAGAGTTGGTGGCTTTGTGTTGGAATTGTTCGATCATAATTTATTTGAGATTTAGTTGTGAAGATTGAATGGACGAAAATCGTTTTATATATTTTTGTATAAAAGCGGATACATATTGAACCCGTTTAAAGTTTCCGCCTTGAGATTTTTTAGATAACTGAAAGCCCGCCGTCGATCTTCCTGCGCCAGACTTATTAACGTAAAAGCCTAATCCAGAAATTCCACTTTCAATACCTTTAGCCCAACTACGCCCACTAGCCCAAGGCATTGGGGTCGCATCGAAAATAGATGCGGCAGAGGGAATGGTTATGGTGACAAGATAATCCGAACCTTCCCGTATGACAATAAAAGAGGATTCCAAAAGATCCAAGATCGGTTCTATAGGCTTGTCAGACTCCTCGAATCCTATAAAGCCGAAAAGGTTTCCCTTGCCAGATAATGTGCCAGAAGTATTAGAAGAACTTGGTCCCGCCATGATCTCTTGCGTGACTGGCAAGCTCAAGAAATCGCGTATCATTTGTTGTTTTATCGTATTAAACTCCTCCTGAATGGATTTATAAAGTTGCGCCTTTAAAGCTTTCGCGGAATCTTTGCGAGCTTTCTTTAAAACAGATTGAGGGATTATGACTCTGCCGACATTCATTATTCATCAATAGGTGTCAAAAAGAATTCATAATATTGATTGCTAAACAATCCAATGGGATTGCCATCGCTACGAATTGAAAAGGAAATGCCGTCGAACTCGACCTTGCGAGCTTCTTTAATAAACAAATATCCTTGGGGATCGACAACGATTTTCACAGAGCCGTTCGGCATGATAATTTTATTTTGAGAATCGCTGTCGGCGGAAGAATTAGAGAAAAACTCTTCTTCCATTTTGACATAGTAAATGCGAGCCGAAAATGTCGCAGAAACTGTTTGATATTCAGAAGTATTCGTTGCCCCAGATGTTCCATAAATAGCATTGAACGAGGGAGAGCTGGCTATTGCGACTCTTTTTGCATTTTTATAAACCGTGATTTCGCGTGAAAATGTATCGTGCAAATCAGCGAGCTTACTAGAAACTCTATCCATGAGTTTTTGATTTATTAGGCTGGGCATATTGAAATTTACACTTTTTTTTATATTATAAAATAGATAAAATGGAAGCGAACCAACACTTATTGAAGCAAAGTAAAAAAGAAATCACCACTTTGTTCAAAAATTATCTAAAGATCCTAGAGGATATGAAAGCCGATCATGATTTTCATTATAACAAGCTTTACGATTTAATACCAGAAGAATACCACAATATCATCACTGCCGCAAATCATTTTACGCCCGAAAAATTAAATTGGATTCGCAAAAGAATACTTGACGGCGGCAACGAGTCGTTGAGAAACTTTGTTGAAGAAATGGAAAATTATCAAATAGCATTTATATTTAAATAACATTATGGAAAAAGGATTTAAAGAATTGTATAGCTTCTCTGTTGACAGAGAGGTAGAAAAGGAAGTCAGCTCCACTAAAAAAGACAAGAAAACAGGAGACGAAATCAAGGTGACTAAAAAAGTCAAGGAGATGGAGCCTTTGGTAATTAAGCTCAAAAAGCCTTCCCGCCGTGAACTTGAGGAGGCTGAGCTAGAATTTAGCGTTGAAATGAGCAAGTGCATTAAAAAGGGCATTCTCACTAAAGCTATGTTGGCTAAGAAGTATAGCGACACGGGAGGTCTTATGAGCGAAGACGACGCTCAAGAACTTGTGGACAACTACAAAAAGATTTTCGAATTACAGTCGGAATATTCAAGATTGGAAATCGTTCAAAACAAAACCGAAAAACAAACCGCTAGAGTTTCTGAAATAGCAGCCGAACTGCAAGTAGTTCGTCGCAAAATCGTGGAAACCGAATCTAACTACCAATCTCTTTTCGATCATACCGCTGACGTAAAAGCTCAAAATAGATTGATTCTGTGGTATGTTATTATGCTCACCTATATTCAGGGCGCTGATGATGAGAGTCCAAAGCCTTATTTTGGCGTTGGTGACTTTGATGATAAGCTCGAAGAGTATTACAAACAAGAAGAATCCGACGATTCGCTATATTTCTTGATTACAAAGAAAGCTGCGACAATTTTCGCATTCTGGTTCTTCAATCAAGCTTCAGACAAAGATTCTTTTGATGATTTAATGAAGAGAGTCGAGACTGGTGATATTTAATCCGTGAGCGAAGAAGAATATATTGGAATTGTTGGCGAAATATTTGACGGTTACACTGATATAAATTATCAAGGAAAAACCGTCTACATCAAACATTTCTCCATTCGAGACCAAAGATATATTCACAGATTTTACAATAAATATAAATCAATCGCAGAATCAAAAGGCATCCCCTCGGAAGAGGAGATGCTTAATTCTTTGCGTCTAGACGAGTTGTGGAGCGATGAAGACGACCGCAAAATCGTTAGCTTAGAGGAGGATATAGAAGGTTTGCAAGGCTCAAAGAGGTCTTCATTTCTGCCGTCTCAGAAAAAGAACATTCAAGCAACCATCGACTCAAAAAGAAAAGATTTATATTTTTTATTAAATAAAAAAGCAGAACTCGTTGGTAAAACATCTGAGCGTTACGGTTCGCAGCGGTCCAATGAAGAATTCATTCGTTATTTGATATATTCAGACCAACAATGCTCCCATCATTTCTTCACCGATGAAGATTTCGCGGAGTTGTCAGAAGAGGATTTGGAATTCTTCGTTAAAGAGAATGATGCTATTAGTCAACGACTCAACGAATCTAATATTCAACATGTTGTGTTGCGAGACTTTTTCAATATGTATATTTCGCAAACCGAAGACGTTTCGTCGTTTTATGGCAAACCGATTATCGAGCTTTCTGTTTATCAGCTGAAGCTGGCAATCTATGCAAGAATATTTTTCAATATGTTTCAATATCACGAAGATATTCCAGAAAGAGCAAAGAAAGATCCAGAAGCCATTTTCGACTTCGTGGAAAGAAAAAAGGGCAACAACTCTAAATCTAGTTCGAACAATGAAAAAGGAGCTTCCGCCGTGTTCGGCGCTACAAAAGAAGATTTGGAAATAATTGATCCAAACGCTCGAACAGTTAATCTTTCCGACGAGATTAGCAAAAAAGGCGGCGTGATGAATATGGATGATTTGATTGAATTAATGGGGTGATGAATAAACTTTTAGTGTAATTCCTTTTAGGAAAAAGGAGTTATGTCTCAGTCTATTCAAATACCCGTTACCCAAGTAGGTTTAGAGCAGAGCATCGCTGCGGCTATGAAGCGCGTGGGCAACTCTTCTCAAATTAATTTGGGAACTAACTCTAAGCAAATTAATGCGCTGAGCCAGCCTCTTGGTAGAATTACTGGTCAGGCTGACGAGTTTTCTAAATCCATGGCAGCGGCTAACGCCCGTGTTTTGGCGTTCGGAGCTTCTGCAAGTATTATTGCTGGCGTATCTGTAGCGATGTCGGGACTTTTATCAAGCACGATTAAAGTTGAGAAAAGTTTAGTCGAAATCAATGCTGTTTTGGGCGTAAGTGGAGATAAGCTGGATAAATTTGGTCAAGGCATCTTTAATGTAGCAAAAAATACAGGCAAATCGTTTGAAGAAGTTGCTACGGGCGCGTTAGAATTAGCTCGGCAAGGTTTAAGCGCCGAAGAGACCCTGACTAGATTGAATGACGCTTTGATTCTTTCAAGGCTTTCGGGTTTGGATGCGGCCAAATCTGTAGAGGGTTTGACGGCAGCATTTAACTCGTTTAAATCTTCTGGAATTTCGACAGCCGAAATTCTTAATAATATTGTTGCCGTTTCTCAAAAATTCGCTGTTTCTGAAAAAGATATTATTGAAGGTCTCGGAAGATCCGCTTCAGTTGCGGATTTAGCAGGAGTTTCATTTAATGAGTTGGCGGCTATTATAACAGCTGTGCAAGAAAAAACGGCTAGAGGTGGAGCCGTTATTGGCAACAGCTTTAAGACTATTTTTGCTAGAATACAAGATAAGGCTGTTCTTTCTGATCTGCAAGACATGGGTATTGCAGTGACGACTCTTCAAGGAGATGTGCTTCCAGCATTAAAAATATTAGAAAATTTGGCGGCTCAGATGGATGGCTTTTCTCAAATTGAGCAAGCAGATATTTCTAAAAAACTTGGCGGTATTTATCAATTAGATAAGCTGTTGGCGGCTTTAAAGGACTTGTCATCCGAATCTTCGGTATATCGAGCGGCGTTAAAGGAAATCGAAATGGCTGGTGATTCTGCATATAAAAAGAATGCCGTTCTCAATGAAACCCTAGCGTCCTTAATTAACAAAGTTACTGTAAGCGCTGAACAGCTTGGCGCAAAACTCGGCGAGATTGGTGTGACAGATAATCTTAAAAACCTATTAGGATTCTTCAATAGCCTTCTCGAAGGCATCCAAAAAGTTTTGGGAGAAGAAAGCGGATTAGGCAATTTGGTTCGAGGGCTTGTTAAGGGATTAGGCAACTTCTTCGCTGGTCCTGGACTCGCTTTATTCGGAGCTATCATACTCAAGCTTTCCAAAGACTTGGTTCAATTCGGATTCGCCAGCTTAAAAGCTTTCTTTGGTATTGGTCAAGCTGCGAAAGAGGTACAGAGTGTCGAAAGCGCAATTTCTCAAGTCTTGGCGAGAAACGTCGATCTCCAGCAAAAACTTTTTCAATTGGAGGGCAACAGAGCGGGGCAATTGAAACTGATTACTGGCGCACTGGTCGAACAGGAAGCTCTTCTCCGCAGAAGCGCGAGCATTTCTTCTGGATTAGCCGCTCCTCTCTATAATGTGGGAGTCAGAGCCTCAGATTCGGGATTGAGAATAAAAAACAAAGCTGGCGGTTATATGCCAGCAGTCGCCAAAGAAAGTCAAGCAATCAACAGCGGAGTCGGTGGCGCTCGTAGGGGTGACAAGCCTGTGGTTATGCCTAATTTCAATTTTGGACAAGGCAAAAAAGGAACGGTTGTCGCGCACACGGGCGAATACGTTGTTCCTAATTTTGGCGGTGGAAAAGGCTCTGCCATTTTTAACCGCGATATGGTGCAAAAAATGGGGCTTCCTGATGGAGCGAAAAAGATTACGGCTTCTGGAGGATTAATTCCGAATTTTAAAGATGTTGAAATTACAAAAAAAGTTTCAGAATTCTCTTCCTTGGGTAGATTAGTTACTGCTAAAAAGGTAGATTCGATAGATTCGTTTACGTCCTCAATATCTCCAATCGAACAGACTTTAACAAGCGCAGAATATACTAAAAAAGCTCAAAAGCAATTAAAAGAAATTGTCCCGAAGTTCGGCAGAAACAATTTGCAAATTAATCAAGCGAAACTCGATCAAACACTAGGGTTTTTTAAAAAAGCGGGGGTTGATACCACTTCGATTCAAACGTTTAAAAGCGCAGTCCAAAATTTGGATACCAAAAGGCCGACATCAGGACAATTTTTAAACATTCAGAATAGAATGAAGGGCATTTTGGGCGAAATCGACGCATCAGAAATGAGCGGCCAAAAATTGAATCAAGGCAATTCGTTTCTTGATTTGTCTGATGGCAGTGAAGTTAAAACGGTAAAAACTCAAAAAGCTTCTGAGATTTTAAAAAAAGGAATCAATCAGTATCTGTTGTCGAGCAATATTTATGATGGAGAAGATAATAAAACTCAACTTGGCAAGATCCCCGTATATTTACCCAAGGGAACTCCTCTTTTAAATTCGGCTTCTGGCTTCATTCCAAACTTTGCGCCAAAATTTAACGCCGAAACAGTTAGACAATACGCCAACGATATTGAAAAATACAAAAACCCAACAAAAGACTTTTATGAATTCCCAGACGGCACTGGCGGATACGGAGCCAACGTAAGACTCGTCTTGTCCAGATCTCAGTCGAAAGCCGTTTCCAATAAACAGGAAAAAGAAAAGAAAATATCAGACAAAGGATTTTACAATCTAGATGCCGACGCACTCGGAGGAATTCTTTTAGTTTCTCCTAGATTTGGTAAATCCAAGGGATCTTTAGATACTTCGATGCCGATTGGCAAAATACCTTTCTTTAACCAAGCTAATACCCCCTCTATTGATAAAAATAAATATATCAAACTAAAGGGAATTAAAACAGCCAATACTCCAAGCGGCAGAGATTTGCAAGCATTGCAAGGAGATATAAGCCAATTGTTTGCTGGTGGAATTGTTGACCTCGCTTACAAGCTGTATGGTGGGACTTTCGATCCAGCAAGCGGAGGCGAATTCGCCAGTAAGTTAAAATCATTAGATCCATCCAAAAAGCAACAATTATTGCCCGCCGCCGCGCAAGGAGACTTGTTCGAGGCTGCTGGCAAGGTAGCTCTTAATAGTTTCGCCAACCTAGAATCTTTATTTGGTTCAGCGGAACAAAGCCGACCTTTTGATTTCCAAAACGCCAGCGCATTGCAAAAAATGTTCGGTGTTAATGCCCGAAGAGGAGAAGCGAAAAGAGGAGGAGAGAAAAACTTTTCTTCATCAGACCAAGTTTCTGGAATAGTAAAAAAGGTATTTAACGATCCTGAATATTCACTCACTGCTTTAGAGTCTTTGAGGGGGCAGGGCGCATTTAATTTTTCTAAAGCACAAAAAGCTGCAAGCGAGGCTAGTGCTGCAAGCACCTCTAAAGCTGCAAGCGCGGCTAAAGCTGCAAGCGCGGCTAAAGCTGCAAGCGCGACTAATGCGGCTGGTGGTTTTATTCCTAATTTTGCAAATTACGAAGACGATAATATCCCAAGCTATGTCAGAGAAGACATGCAAAAAAGTCCGAGCTTCAAAAGAATTCAATCTTTGTATAATAAATTTCCGAACATTTCTTATTTAAGCAGGGGTGCGGAGTCTTTCGCATTCAAAAACAATGGAGAAGTTCTCAAGGTTCCCACTTTTAAATATGCTGGTAAAGATAGATTAAAAGATAAAATTGGTGGTATAAATGATATGAATTGGAGCGCGGCATCCGATCAATTATCTTTTTTGGCTCCTAACTTGAAAATTATTCCGCCTAAAACAAGCGGCGTTGTAATTTCACAACCTTTCGCTGGGGAAACTGTGGGCAACGTTATTAAGGATTATAAAAAAGGGGACTCCATAGGGAAAAAAGCGAGCCAAATTTTCAATTCTGCGCAAAGACTCAACCCAAGAAAACCAAATTGGTTGAAGCCGCTATCTGTAGACAATGGCTCAAGTCACAATTTCACTTTCCCAGAAAATCTTAGCCAAGCAAAAAAAGATTATTTCAATAACCCGAAAACATCTGCTGACGAAATATTCAATAGAAACAAAATCGGGCTGATTGACCTTGGGGTTTTTAGATATTTTTCCAAACAAGCAAGAGAAGAAGAGAAAAAAATTACCCAAGGTAGTGTTAAGGCTGATGGCTTTGTGCCGAATTTTGCTGATTTTTCGAGCCTTAATTATACAAAAACTCCCGAATACGCCGAAAACCAACAACGCAGACGTAGAAAAAAAGCAAATTATAAAAATGCTTCGGGCGCTATAGGTAAGATTTTCGGAGCGATTGATAAAGCGGGTCCAACTGTTCTTTTGGACGGAGTAATAAGTGGCGCGGAAATTCAAGGGTTAAATTTAGATTATATCAAAAGTCTTATTGAAAATAATGGAGCCATCGCTCAAATGTTTTTGGGAGATAAGGGTTCAAATTTCGTAGTTCAAGCTAAAAAGTATGGCATTACTGTTCAGCAGTCTGCAATGAAAAAACTTACGTCTTTAGCCGCCAAGGGTTTAAATAAAATGCAAGGTTTAGCTGGGGGCTATCTCCCTAACTTCGCAAATCCTCTTCAAGATGCCGTTGGTCGTGAAATGGCGGCTGGTGTCCCAGCATCTCAAATATATATAGACAAAAACTCATCGTTGAAAAACGCCATGAACCCAATGGGCTTGATGGTCGCTAATCGTCGTGATGAACCCGCTGGCGGATTCCAAGGAATCAACCGCGCCAGAAGAGAGGGGGCCAATCCAATGACTTATGGTGCTGCTGGTGGGTTTGTGCCGAATTATGTAGAGGCCAATGTGCGACCATATATCGGCCAGACGAGAACGCAAGCTTTAGATGCGGAAAAAAATGATTATAGAGCAGCGCTTAAAGAATTAGCTAAGGAATTAAGAGAGGCGAGAAAAGACTTAATGTATACTAAAAAGGGAGAGGTCCAACAAAGACTCGCTTTACAAGACCGCATAAAAAGCCTCAAAGAAAATAGCTCTACATTAAAAGCTCAATCTGAAGCAAATAGAAAAGCCATCATACAGCAAACAAGAGGCGTTTTAGGAACAGGTAGAACGGCAACATTGCGTCAAGCGACAGTCACGAGCTCTGGATCTGGAGCTGGAGGAAATAGAGATATGCTTGGAACTATTTTTGCAGTTCAGGGAGCATTGAGTGTTTTAACTGGAGCAACAGAGGGTGCTACCGAAGGCTTTGGTTTATTTGCTAATACACTTTCATCGGCGGCTGGCACAGCAACAACAGCTATTTTTGCCAGCCAAGGCTTGGCGACAGCTTTACCTAAGTTTGCTGGTGTTCTAGGACCCGCTGGAATTGCAATTGGCGGGCTAACAGCAGCATATCAAATTGGAACCACACTAGTTAATAAGTATTCAGGAATCACTTCCGCCGTTGCTGCATCAGTAGAAGCAATGGGCAAAGCGGCAGAGGGGGCGGCTATTAGTTTATCCACAGTTGGAGCGGCGAGAAAAGAAGAAATTAAAAAAAGAGCAAAAGAAATAGGAAGCAATTTAAGTTATGGAGAAGTAACGCAAAACAAAGTAGGTGGAACATATGATAGAACGGGTAGATATACACCAGAAAGTACAATTAGTTTTCAAAAGGAAGCTCAATTCCAAGGAGAAATAGGTGGAGTATTAAATCAGGATTTGCGAAAGCAGTATTATTCAGTAATTGAAAGCGCTACCGCACAACAAGTTCCAGAAAGTACAATTAAAGGACAAATTGAAATAATAAAAAAAGATGGAATAATTCTAGCTTCTGAATTGAGAAGTTTCTCTTTAAAAATGGCAGATGCCGCGAAAGGATCTTCAAAACAAGTTAAGATTTTCTTAAACTCAATTAGAGAGAGTGCGGCTGGAGTTTCAGATAAATTAGCTGGAATGTCTGAGGAGCAGTTCGGTGCGCTTTTAGACACCTCTACAATTCAAGATCCCGAAAAACGCGCACAAGCGGCTGGATATGCAACGGCAGCGGAGTATAAAGATGCGAATTATAAATTTAAGGGAGCTAATTTATCAGATAGAATTCAAACCCAATTGGAAATATCAGAAGAACAATACAATAAAGTATTTAAAGATTTAGATGATAAACAAAAGGGCGATATATTAACTAAAGCAAGAACAGAGGCCATAGCTACAAAGAGTCAAAAAGAAATAGATGAGCCTCAAAAAGAAAGAGACTTACAAGTAAATCTTGGAAGATTACAAGCTGAGATAAATTTAAATCAAAAATTAAGCGATAAGAAAAAAATAATTCTTAATGAAGAGCAAGCGCAAAAAGAAAAAATAGCGGAAATTGAAAATAATATATCTCTATCTGAGAATGCAAAATTAAAAGAGATAGCAAAAATTAATAAGGAATATGGAAAATCCATCGCTTTATTAAATGAACAAGAGCAACAAGCAAAAAATATAGGAGACGCGCTCATTAGTGGACTAACTGGAGTAGCGGGAATTTCTGGAGATCAAATTCCTGGGTTTGCAGATAAAATTAAATTAAAAGTATTACCTAAATTTGATGGTAAAGATATTAATCTTTATCAAGACCAATTACGAAATTTACTAATCGACCCAGCATTAGAATTACCGTCAGAAGCCGTCAAGCCATTGATTGAAGCGTTGTCCAAAGCAGTAGTGCTTAATAAAGAATCTTCAGATGAAAAAGAAAAACAAATAGCCATATTAGAAAAAGAATATGGCATTCAAATAAAATCAATTGACGCATCATCAGATAAGCTATCTTTAGAAAAACAAATCAGTGCGCAAATCGAGGCTCGCAACTCTGAGTCATCTTTCAAAATTGAAAATAGAGTATTAAATAATGCTTACGAAACTTTATCAGTTAACAAAGAAATTGAACAAATTAAAAGACAAACATCTCTTAATGAATTGCAAAAAGCTGAAGAAGTCTACAAATTAGAACTAAAGAGAAAAGATTTGGAGTCCACTGGAATAGGAATTGGTTTAGAGCAAAAAATATTAGATATAGATCAAGATCTAATTAGTAAAGCTAGATCAGCAATTAAAGATTCTGGGATGATAGCTTCTGGTGGATTACGTTCAGATTTAACGCTCGAACAACTTCAAAAAATAGCTGGTGCAGATCCTGGCGTTTCAGAAGAAATTAAATTTGCTATAGAAAACGCCAAAAGACAAAGAGAATTAGCTCAAAAAGCAGCGCAAAATCAACAAGCTGGTCTTGGCGATGTAACAAGAGAAGGTGTTTTAGATAAAGTTGATAGAGGATTTTTTGGTGGAATCAATGACAGCGTGATAGCTCTTGAAAATCAAATTAATACATTCGCATTCGACATTGGAGAAAAAATACCTCAAATGTTCTCAGACAACATGTCTAGCGCCATCAATAAAATGATTGAGGGCGGCGAAAGTTTCAGCAGTGTATTACGCGGAGCGGCCTACGAATTTGTCAAAGGCATAAATCAAGCAAATATAAAAAACCTATCTGATCAGTTTTCCAAATCATTATTTAGTGGCGGGGCGGGTCAAACTAATAGTGGTGGTGGAGGATTAGCGCAAGGTATTGGAAGCTTTTTCTCCAACATGTTTATGGCCTCTGGCGGCATGGTCAACGGAGGCTCTGGATCAAAAGATGATGTTCCAGCGATGCTTATGGGCGGCGAATATGTTGTTAATAAGAAAGCTGTCTCCAAATATGGAGCGCAGTTCTTAGAGTCTGTAAACAATGGAACTTTAACTGGATACGCTCAAGGTGGATCGGTGCAAAGAGGTCCTCAAGGCAACTTCTATACCCCAGGAACTTTTGGTCAAGGAGCTATCGAAGGCAAGAGAAACCTTTTGGACTTCGCTACTCAAACTGGCACAACTGGTCAATTCGATAAAATAGTCAATCAATCTGGTTATCAAGCTATTGATTTAGAGCCAGAAAGCTCAAGGCTTTCGGTTTCTGGAATGAGAAACTCTCCGCAGTTTGAAGCGACTCAAGCGGCGAAAGAACAAGCTTTCGATCTTTATTTACAGCAATACAACGCTGAACTTGAGGCGAAAAAAGCAGAAAAAGAACAAAAGAAAGCCTTCAGAAAACAATTGATGATGTTAGCAATTTCCGCAGTGGCAGCTCCAGTTCTTGGTGCGGCGGGAGTTGGCTTTGGAGAAGCGTTTAAGGGTGCTGCTGGCCAAGGACTAATCTCTCAACTTGGAGCTGGAGCCAAAGGCATTTTCACTGGTTTCAATGGAGTGGGGGGATTAGGAAATCTTTTCAGCAGTGTCGGAAAAGCGTTTACGGGCGACTTTGCTGGCGCAAGCCAGCAATTCAAATACTCGCAGGGTATTATACCGAAGGCTATTCCAAAGGCCGAGCCAGTTTCTGGAATTAGCAGAGGAATTTCTGCTGGTTCAGTGAGATCTGGAGGAGAAGCTGCGCGAATAGGAGATATAGACCCATTGGAATTCGATCTTCCATCGAGCGACACTTCTCTAAGCCCATTAGCCGCAAAAGAGTTTCAAAAAAGACAACAAGCCTATTCAGTATTGACCAATATAGACGGGTATTCTCCACAGGCGGCGAAATACGTCATTCAAAATAGTTCGGGTGAATATTTATCAAAAGTGATAGCAAGAGGCGAATTTCTTAAAATGCGAGCCTCCTCTAGTTCTGTAATTTTTGAAACACAAGAACCCAAAAAGAATGCGACGGGCGGAATGATCCCATCAACTTCTGGCATCGACACTGTTCCAGCAATGCTTTCTGGCGGCGAGTTCGTTATGAACCGCTCCGCAGTTCAGGGAATCGGATCGCAAAATCTTCAATCCATGAATTCTGGTGGGACTTCTATCACTTCAGAAGAGACGAGCAAAAAACTCAACGAACAGCTCTTAGCTAAACTAGATGAGCTTATCAGCGCATCTGGATCAACTGGCGATATCACTATCAACGTTGCTCCATCTGGACAATCATCCCAAGAAAACTCGCAAGATCCATCGGCGGGTCGCCAACAACTTGCTCGCCAAATCAAAGACGCGGTGCTGCAAATCATCAACGACGAGAAAAGAATTGGAGGATCTTTAAGAAGATAATATGTTCGACCTATTAAACAACTATGAGAATAAAGTTTTCATCTCTGGGCAAGAACTGCTTGGAGTTGAAAATGTCGATGTCTCATACTCTCACTCTCCGTCCATTGCTAGATTCTTAGGACACTCAATCGGAAACACGATGGTCGCGAGTGATGCTCAAAGGCAAGTGTCATTTTCGCGCTATTTGATTTATAACGATCCAATCTTATCGTTAACAGGCGATTCTCCGACCAGCGGCAGCATCAACTATAACGGCCAAGCCTACGGCTTCAATAGCGGCTTCCTGACCGAATACAGCGTCAATTGTGCAGTCGGCACTATTCCATCTGTCAATGCCGCATTATCTGTTTATGGAGCAATGCAAAGCGGTATCAATCATTCAGGATCAGTCGCCGCCCCGACAATATATATCCCGAATCAAGGATCAATAACTTTAACGTGCGATAATTCGACAACCAATAGAGTCGTCGGCTTTGATTACTCAATTAAAATAAACAGAGAGCCAATTTACACAATTGGATCAGTCTTGCCAGCAGCGATAATAAGAGATCCTGTTATCGAATATAGAGCTTCCGTGCAGATTGATGTTGATGATGCATTTTTGCAAAACTCAACTGGATTTTTATCTGCTAGACAGAACAAAACCGCAGCTTTTACTATAAGATCAAAAGACAACGCGCAAATTCTTCAGCAAGTCACGATACCTAACGCATCGTTAGTCGGCGAGACTTTAGCTTCGTCTGCTGATGGCGGTGTAAAATTAACCCTTAACTATGTAGGACACTCATGAGCGCTTCTTTTTACGATAGAACAACAGGCAACATAAGCGGTGTTAACGCTTTAGCTTCATTGAGCTCTGAATTTCCCGCTTACGGATCAAAGGTTTCAATGACATCTCGCAATAGCACATACGAGACACAAAACGGTTTCTATAACATGATGCCAATGTCAGTCAACAACTTGAATGCAAAGTTTGAGTTGCGTTATGATTTGCCAGAGACACAAGCTCAACAATTAGTCAGATTCTTGGAATTAAAGAACGGTCAGGACTTTATTGAGTTTGATGATCCATCTGATTTCTATAAAAAAGTAAGCGGCGTATGTGACAATTACGCTATTAATCATATAAACAAACGACACTACGAAGTAGCGTTTTCGCTGGAAGTATTTCAAGCTTCTTCTATACTCAATTGGTCGGGAATGTCATATATTAATACTTCCCCCAAAACTTGGGCGACCTCACAACCATATAAAAAATACGATATACTCTATTCGGGCGTGAATGCCAACAAACTGAACAACTTTTATTACGCCACCGAAGATCATACGGCATCTAGTTCTGCGACTGATGGTCCTACAGGATCAGCTTCGAAATGGAGTCAATCTTTCTTTTTCGAGCCAGATATTGGTATCCAAAACGATGTCAAAATGCGCGTCGATACGCTCGATTTCAAAAACTCATTCATTCAAAAAATTAAATCTTCGCGCAACATTTCTTTAGTAAATTGGCAGTATAAGTTCGAAAATATTGATGATCAAAAAGCAAAAGCTATTTTCCACTTTTTAGAAAACAAATTAGGCTACAGAAGATTTTATCATTTGCCGTCTTCTGTTTATAATAGATTAAAGGTTTACTACTGCCCATCGTGGCAGCATACGTGGAACTATAATAATTCTCACACATTGGAAATTGAAATGGTGGAAGATCCACTAGGAATAGTTCCTCAAAATTAATGAGCAAATTAATATTAAAAAGCAACTCTGCAATACTAGCTACGTCGCCAGCTCCAGCATGGACGACCACAGAACAGTCGGGCTATTTTGTCCCTTTGGTTCAAGGATCTAATGTTTCGGTATCAGTCGATAGACAGACATCCAAACAAGTAGGATCGCAAAAATATGCAATAGATTCGATTGTCAGAGCCCCAGATGTTTCTTTCGATGTTGATTATTTTTTCTCGCCGCAATTAGCAAGTGAATATTTATTTGGACTAGCCTCACCATTAACTGGATCTGGGAAATCAGTGACTTCTGGCATGTCAGATAGAAATCAAAATTTCTATTTAATTTTAAACAACGAAAATGGTAATGATCTATTGAGGGATTTTTCGGGAGTTTCTCCGCGAACTAATTTTAGCGGAATGAGATGCGTATCGGTCGGAAATTGTTTTTTAAAGAATTATTCCGTAGGATTTCAAGTGGGATCGCCGCCGATTGTTTCCACTTCATTTGGCGCATCTAATATACAAATAACCAATATGACTGGCTCCAGAGTCAGCATCCCAGCAATCAATCTTGCGTCAGGAAATAATAGCGGATCTGGTTATTTAGATTTTACTAGTTTGAAAAATACGCTTACTGGTTACGCAAGTGAATTCGTAACTAATCGACCAAATGTTTATCGTCTGCCAGCAGCATCTCCTCAGAATGTATCAGCTCAACTTGAAAACCTACAAATGGGAGGAGTAACTCTTGTGAGTGGCGCTCTCATTCAATCTGTTAATCTTTCCGCTCCATTTGAGAGAACCGATTTATATGGTCTAGGAAGTAATCATGTCTATGGAAGAAAGCTGCAACTGCCATTAAGAGCGTCAGTAGATGTCAGCGCCATAGTAGAGCGGTTTTCTAGTGGAAACCTTGATCTATTAAATCGGTCTGAAGAAGATTACGACTTTGATATTACATTCACTGATCCCAGAAGAACTTCTTCAGGTCAATTTAGAATACGCGGAGCGAAAATTAATTCTTTTTCATGCTCATTACCAGTAAATGACAAAATAGAGTTCACGGCCAACTATTCTGTAGAGGTCACAGACGCTTCTGGTTTCTTTATGAGAAGGTTATAATTAATTATTTACCGAAGTCCACGCTGATATTTTTACTCTCAAATGATTTCATTTGAGACGGATGCTTTGCTCCTCTGCGTTTTTCAGAATAGTCCTTATAATACTTTTCTTTTACTGGGTCTACGCCGCCAGCCATTTCCGCTCGCTGAGAACTAAGCTCCGCGCTTTTATCTAGCAGGTCGCCGTATGTTCCCTTTTTAGAGCCAGTTTTCCTAACGAAGTCGTTAGTTTTAAAAGGGTCAATTTTTGAATCAAAGGACGCATTGGGAACGGTAAAAATTCTTTTCCAAGTAGTTTCGTCGCCATTTTCTCCAAAGTATTCTTTTATATCGTTCATGCTTAACAAAACATCTCGAATCTCTTCTGTTTCTTGATTTTTAAATGTGTAATATGGCATCGTTTTTAATATAATTGAAATAAAAATCCCTCTTTCTTTTCATTGAAAAAGGGGTGGACTGATAAAGGAAATCCATAATTTTTATAATTTTTAATTTTTTATATGTACCTGCATAGTATAAGTGTTTTGAATTTTTGCATACTGTCAATGACAATTCTTCTCCAACTAAAAGCTCTATAGATTTTGAAAAACCAACGCTCATGCTTAAAGTCCCTAAAAAGCAAAATAAAAAAGAATTTCCTTTGCTTTTGCACAAGCAGCCGTCTCCATCAAAAAGACCGAGTAAAAAACTAGATAAAAATTCTTTGGGGACAATCTTTTCATTAGGAAAAGATAATGTATATGTTTTATTACCAGAGCATCCCAATTTAGCTAAATCATTAGAAAGCTTTTTATTAACAATATCAAGACGATAATGGGTATTTTTTGATTTATTTATTTTATAAATAGGTCTATTGGAACACAATTCAGATCTGACAAATTCAATAACATCTAAATCATTTAGCCCCAATGCGATTCTATTTCTGCGCAAAAAATTATTTCCATCTGTATAAAAAAGACCTAATACATAAGCTTTGGCATGAGAATTTATTTCTTCAAAATAATTTTCGTCAATAGGGTAAACTTGACGAGCTTTACTATTATTTCTCCTTGAAATTTTGAACTTATCTAATATAGAGTAAATAGGAGTGCTAGACACATTAAACATTTTAGCGATTTTTGTTGCTGGAGCGCCATCTATATAGAGATTAACAACTTCTTTTTCTTGAAATTCACTCAATTTTTTTTTCGTGTTCATCATTCATTTTTACACCCAATTTATAATGAAATAATTTTATTTTAAAACGATTCAAGAATTTTCTGCACTGTATTTGCATATGTCATCCGCTCACCCAATTCAATGCCTTTCGTATTGATAGGCTGTTCAGCTAAGCGTTTTTCAGCTTTTTCAAAAGCTTCTAGCATCGCATTTTCGGAATAGCTTGGAAAGCTGCCCTGATTAAAGCTTTGACCAGAAACAAAGAACGCTCCATCATGACTATCAATATGAGAATCACATTCAACGAGAATTGAGTTTTCTTCCGTCGCCCAGTCTTTGTGGGATGTGGCATTGGATACGATGGACCACTTACCAAGACAAGTGGCGTTAAAGCTAGGCAGATTCCATCCTTCGGCATAACTCAACCCAGTAAGATCAATATCAATCGCGTTGAGCAGCTCATTGACCTCTTCATTAGTTTTCAAGCGTGGCAGAAAATTGATGTTCGAATACCTTTTGCCCTCCAAAACGCTGTTGATGATTTCACTCATCTGTTCAGGCTTGAAGAATGGATTTGTGATACAACAAGAGAGTTGATACTTATTGTTGTTTCCATATTTTGCCAGCCAAGCTTTAATGATGCCAGCGGTGTTTTTTCTCTTTTCAAACTTGCCCATAAGCCCGAAATGAGTTACACCTTTCAAGTATGTCCGATCAGTTTTATGAAAGTCTTGATCGAAACCAAGAGGCGCGAAAACAAAGTTATCACATCCTTTTTGTTTAAACAAATCAAGCGCATAATTAGAAGTGACTATCACCTTGTCTTGAGACTTGGCAATAGCAACTTCCATATCAGTTGGCTCGCTACATTCGTAAAATGTAAAAAGATTTTGACAATGAGATTTGCGATCTTCTCCGCCGCTAAAGTGCCATAACTTTAATGACGGAGATTTTTTCGATAGCGCAGAGTAACGATTGTCAATTGATTTTTGCAAATACTGCTTAAAGTCTTCCGAAATATTAAAAGCAGATAAGTCAACATTTCCAATTGGAAAAAGCCCAATATCAAGATTCAATTTATAAAACTCCCGCAGAATGTTAATTGAAACATTCCCAAACGAAAGAGAATTTAAAGGAGCTTCTACTATTAGGCTTTTCATAAATTTATATTTTTTTGTTTGTTTGCTTTGATTTTTCATATATGCAAATATCTCTTTGCTTTATATGGTATTCATTGTGATGAGCAACACAGAGCCACCTAACGTCTAGAGATTTTGAATAATCGTCATGATGAGCTTCAGCTTTTATTTCGCCGCATATTTCACATTTTTGTTTAGTCATTCGTCCATCCCGAATAGCATTCGAAACGGCACAATGAGCTTTTCGCTTATCAGGATATTTGCTGAAATATCTATCCTGTATCTTCTTTTTCTCCTCTTTTGAAAGAGGCTTCCAATCTGGATTTGATTTTCTACAAAGATTTGATTTTGTTCTGCATCTTAATTTTTCTTTTAAGATCCAATCTAAATCAAAAGATTTGATTTTAATTCTGTCGGCGGTATCTTTTTTGGAGCAGGTCTTACATTTATTCAAATGTCCATCTGCCATTTTTGGGTGAGTATAAAAATCACCAATGTCTTTAAGCTCTGAGCATTTAAAACATTTTTTCATTGAAGATCAGAAGGGGATTTCATCCAAATCATGGTGAGAATCCGTCTTTTGCTGCTCTTTAGTAGGCTCATCTTGGGATGCTCCGTCCTTTTTAGCACCGCCATTGCTAAGAAACTTAACCTTAGATCCGCGAATGAAATTCTTCGTTTTTTCGACACTCTCTTTATCTTTCCATGTGCTAGAAGCGAGCTCCCCTTCAAAGTAAATTTGACGACCCTTCGTGAGATACTGTTGGCAGGTTTCGCCGAGCTTTTCCCAGCACTCAAGATCAATAAAACACTTGTTCTTCGAGTTAGTATCCGAGATACAGATTCTCATACGGCAAATAGACTTGCCTGTTGATGTTGATTGAGAGGTGGGGTCAGCCACCAGATGTCCGATTCCTACGATTGTGTTATGCATTTTGTATTGTTAATTTAATTTTTTTGATGAATTTGTCATGAATGTCGATGCAGCCTTGTATAGACATGTTTAGTTTGGCAGCGACCTCTTTCCAACCATGCGGCTTATTGTAAGTGAGTCCATATCTCATGTCAATAATTTTTTTTATTCTTTTGTCTTTTTGCTCTTTCGCGAGATCGACAATCATGGCGATATATTCTTGAGCCTCTATATCTTCTAGAAAAAATGAATTATCTGGCTGGTCATTAAAATTATCGTCGAGAGGTTCTTTTTGGAATTTCTTTTGTTTATTATAAATATTAAGACACCTCCAGCGAGTTTCGTATGCGAGATAAGTCGAAAACTTCACATTGCGATCAGGCTCAAACTTTAAAGCGGCCACGTAGATGTAATAGTCTTTGTCGTCCAGAATTTCATTTTTATCAATAAAAAACGCAGAGTTTGATATCGTTTTGTTAACGATGTCAATGTAAATGCCCGAATGTCTATCAATTAGACACTGCAAGCTGCTGCTATCGTTTTCGGTTTTGATTTTTTCAATCAATGAAATGTCTGCGTCCATAATTTAATTACTTTTTCGTCAATGGTTTTTTCCAGCACTTCAACGGCGATTTGCTTGAGATTCTTTTTATTTTCGATACCGACTGTTTGCCAAGCAAGTTGAAAATCAGAATTCGCTTTGAGAATGGGATTGTTCGCCGCCTCTTCTTCATTGGCTGGTGGAATAATTTCTCCGTCTAAAATTCGATCAATAAAGATGCAGTAGCTATCGTGACCTCGAAGCCATTCCATCTCGTTCGCATATCGAATGTCTGGAACAATATAAACACAATTGTTTGTCATTTTCTCGGCAGCGCGTTTAATCCAAATATTCGGATCAAGCTTTCTGCGGACATGAGTTCCCCATGTAACTAACAAAGGTCTAATAATTTTCTTTTCCTCGTCGTCCGCCGTGAAAACATCAATTCCAAGCGTCTTATCAACAAATTCTCGCAGTTCATCTTTTAATGAATCAGCTAAATTGATTTTTTTACTTTTAATTCCGATATCCGCAAGAACTTCTTGAATGAGTTCCGCCATCGTGTCTTTGCCACAGCGAGCATTACCGCAAATGCCGATAATTGTTTTTGGTTTGTCGATCATAGTCCCGAACTACCGAAGCCTCCTTCTCCTCTTTGTGTTTCTCCTAGAGCGCCAGCTGAGATATCATTTGGCTCAACGGTTTTAGCAAAAACAAGCTGACCGATTCGATCTCCTTTTTTGTATATTTTTGTATCGTCTAGCTCACAAATTAAATGATCTTGATGAACAATCATATGATTTGGTTGAAAAATATATCCAAAGCGAAGCTTGATCGAGCCTCGATAACCATTGTCAATCAGTCCAACCGAATTGCGCAGAAATAGATTTGTTTTTGAGATCGAACTTCTAGGCATGACTAGCGTATGATATCCCTCTTCAGGGGCAATCTCAAGGCCCGTATCGTATTCGATATATTCAATGTTTTTCCAATAAGGTCCATAAGCTCGTGTGCCAATTATTTTGGGTTCGCTTTGGGCGATGATATCCCACCCTGCATCGCCCACATTGGCGGGGGTGTTGATGTAATCAGTTGAATTGATTGTAAGTTTCATTATTCGTTATTTTTCTTGAGATCTTCTGGGCCTCCAATTTTCTCAGCAAGATCTTTAGCGAATTTATGCATTCCAATGTCTGCTAAAACAAAAGGGGAATAAATATATTCGGAATCTTTTTTATTGAGTTTAACGGGTATAACTTCTATTGAAGCTCCCACCGAGAAACCCTGAGAAGAGGAATTAATTTGACGATTTAGTGCCGCTATAGCAGCTTCCATAGGTGATTCTGCCGCCTCCACTAAACAATCCCAGTCTGCACTTGAGCAGATGTAGGATTGCGCCTGTTTTTTATCCTTCATACAAGGACAATTTAACTTAAAATTAACCTTTTGTCAAGAGGTTTTTAATCAAAAAAGAAAAATATTTTTGCCGTGAAGAGGCTGTGTATCTTATTTCGGGGCAATTTATATTAAATATAACGCTTAGTAATTGCTTCGCGCCGAGCTTTAGTTCTAAGCTTTAAGATATTCACAAGCGCACACGTATAGATAAGCGTAGAGCGACATACTATGCAATAGTTTATTGATTATCGTACTCGTTACAGACTTGACAAAAGCTTTTGTTTCGAATCGCAAAGAACTACGTTATCATTATAACGACGTAAAATCAAATGTCAAGAAAAAAAAATTAATATTTTTCTGTTGACGCAAGAGGTATTTGCCGTTACGGTGTAACCATATTCACATATGATCTTCGAAGAACAAATCTCCCGCAAGCCGAATAAATACCCATGGACAGAACAATTTATCGACGCAATGCATCACGGTTTTTGGACCGATAAAGAGTTCAGCTTCAAGACCGATTTCCATCAATTCAAAACGGTTCTCAACGACAAACAGCGCGAAATAATCGTAAGAACCCTCTCCGCAATCGGGCAAATTGAGGTGGCAGTTAAAACCTTTTGGTCTAAGTTGGGAGAAAACCTTCCCCACCCCGCTCTTTCCGATTTGGGATTCGTAATGGCGAATGTAGAAGTTATTCACAATAACGCCTACGAAAGACTTCTCCGCGAATTGGATATGGAAGATGTTTTCGAGCAAAATCTTAAATTGGAGTGGATTCAAGGCCGCGTGAAGTATTTGAAGAAATACACCCACCGCTTTTACAAAGACTCCAAGAAGCAGTATCTTTACGCTTTGATTCTGTTTACTCTTTTCGTTGAGAACGTTTCTTTGTTCAGCCAGTTTTATGTTATCAACTGGTTCGCCAAAAACAAGAATGTCCTTAAAGACACCGATCAACAAGTTCGCTATACTCGAAATGAAGAAGCTATTCACGCAATGGTCGGCATGAAAATTATTCAAACTATTCGCGAAGAATATCCTGAACTTTTCGATCAAGAACTACAGGATCGCATCGCTCACGAAGCTGAGCAAGCTTTTGTTGCTGAAAGCAAAATTATCGACTGGATGTTGAACGGCGCTCAAGAAGAAGGGCTTTCCGCTCCAGTTTTGAAAGAATTCATTAAAAATAGAATCAACGAGTCTTTATCGGACATTGGATTTCAAAAAGTATTTGAAATTGACAGCACTCTTCTCGATGAAACTTTCTGGTTTGAGGAACAAGTACTTGCTCCAAACATGACAGATTTTTTCCACTCCAAAAGCGTAGAATACTCTAAAAAGGGACAATGTTTTGATGAGGACGAGCTATTTTAATATATGATAAAAGAAAAATACTACTGGCTGAACGAAGACTCCGTTAAATTTTTAGAGCAAGGATATCTCCGTCAAGGGCAGTCCCCGATTAATAGAATTGAAGAAATTGCCGCAACAGCAGAAAAGATTCTTGGTATAAAAGGATTTGCAGCAAAGTTTACAGACTACATGTCTCGTGGCTTTTACAGCCTATCCACGCCTGTTTGGATGAACTTCGGCAATGAGAGAGGCAATCCCATTTCTTGTTTCAATAGTCATATATCAGACAGCATCGAAGCATTTTTAACGAAACAGGCAGAGGTGGGAATGATGACAAAAGTTGGAGGCGGAACTTCTGGATATTTTGGCGATGTTCGACCAAGAGGCTCTGAGATTTCTACTGGCGGCGCAGCAGAAGGCGCAGTTCGATGCATGGAGCTGTTTGACAACGTAGCGAAGATCATCAGCCAAGGCAGCGCTCGTAGAGGCAGTTTTGCGGCGTATCTGCCAATTGATCATGGAGACTTCGATGAGTTCATGAAGATCCGCTCAGAGGGGCATTCTATTCAAGAGATGTCTATCGGAGTCACAATTCCAGATGGTTGGATGCAATCAATGGTTGACGGAGACAAAGATAAGAGGCGCAGATGGGGATCTGTAATCAAGAAGCGTTCTGAAACTGGTTATCCTTACGTTTTTTTTACAGATAACGCCAATAATCAAGCTCCACAGGTTTACAAAGATAAAGGATACAAAATCAATGCTAGCAACTTATGCTCCGAGATCTTTCTTCCCTCGTCTGAAAATGAATCTTTTGTTTGCTGTCTTTCCTCTTTGAACTTGCTTTGGTGGGACGAAATCGAAAAAACAGATGCGGTTGAAACAATGACGATGTTCTTGGATGCCGTTATGACAGAGTTTATTGAAAAAACTAAAAACAGTCGTTTGATGGAAGCTGCTCATAATTTCGCGAAGAATCATCGCGCATTAGGCATGGGAGTTTTGGGCTATCACAGCTATCTTCAATCCAAAATGATTGCGTGGGAGAGCATCGACGCTCATCTTGAAAATGTTGCAATTTTTTCAGAAATTCGTAAACGCGCCGATAAAGCTTCTGAAGAGTTGGCTGCGCTATTTGGTGAGCCAGATGTATTAAAGGGCTATGGCCGTCGCAATACGACCACTCTCGCTATCGCTCCAACTACAAGCTCCAGCTTTATTTTGGGGCAAGTAAGCCCAAGCATTGAACCTCTTAATAGCAATTACTTTGTTAAGAATCTGGCAAAAGGCCAATTCACTTTCCGCAATCCCAAGCTAGAAGAAGTGCTAGAATCAAAGGGCAAAAATGATAAAACAACATGGAAAAGCATTTTGATTCATGGCGGCAGCGTTCAGCATCTTGATTTTTTCACCGAACACGAAAAGAGCGTTTTTAAGACGTTCGCTGAACTTTCTCAGAAAGAGGTTATTATTCACGCCTCACAAAGACAAACCTATATTGATCAAGGGCAATCTCTCAATCTCATGATTCCTGCTGGCACAAAACCAAAAGAAATCAATGAATTGATGATCTTTGCATGGGAGCAGGGAATCAAATCTTTATATTACCAAAGAAGCTCGAATCCATCGCAAGACTTGGCTCGATCAATTTTGACCTGCTCAAGCTGCGAAAGTTAAGATTTATTTTTAAAAAAAGTGTAACATATTGATATGGAGTTAGACTTCTCTTCGCAAATTAAAGACCTCTTTGAAAATTCCGAAGCGGCCAAAAGATCTGGACCTAAAAGCGGAGCTCAAACACCTGCTAAACCATCTGAGCGAAAAAAAGGCTCCGATAAAAACCCAGCAGGTTCTGCATCCAAAGACGGCGCAAAAATTGAGTTTACAGAAAAGATCATAAACGCCCTGAAAGAGAAAGTAAAAAACCATAATGAGAAGAGCGGCAAAAAAGTCACGCTATCTCAGTTAAAGAAGGTTTATCGTCGCGGCTTAGGAGCGTTTTCCTCGTCTCATAGACCTGGCCAAAATAGGAACAGTTGGGCGATGGCTCGCGTCAATATGTTTTTGAAGATGCAATCTGGCGGCAAAGTAAAGAATTCTTATCGTGCCGCTGATCAAGATGTGGCTTCTGGCGAAGAATTATATTACGAGCAGAAACCCGAAGATGTTTTTTGGGAGTTTAACTCTATTGATTTTGACTTGGCAAGAATCGACCTCTTGAAAGCTAGTGTAGATTTGGACGAAGAAGGAAACATTGATCTTTTTGATATTGATTATAGCGAAGCGGAAAAGAAAACTCTTGGCAAGCCGTTTCGTCTTCCAAGCGGCTCCAACAAAAAATTTGGAGTCTATGTAAAAAATGACAAAGGAAACACTGTAATGGTTAAGTTCGGCGATCCAAATATGGAAATTCGCCGCGACGATCCAGATCGCAGAAAAAACTTCCGCGCTAGACATCAGTGCGATACTAATGTTGGTCCTCGTTGGAAAGCTCGCTATTGGAGTTGTTATTTATGGAACCGAAACCCCGTCTCTAAACTAATAGCTAATGAGCTAGAGGGAGATCTAGAAGAAATAGACGATCTTATTGAGGCTTTTTATAAAAAAGAAGAAATTTTTATTTCCTCTGAAATAAGCCTAGATGATGATTTCGTTTCACAAGAAGAACTTTTATTGATAAACCCTCTTTTAAGCAATGTTAATTATGTCGAAGAAGAGCTTTGATCATAAAACTGATAATTAGGAAAATTTTCAGATCTGCATCTGTATAAAATGCAAGTATGATAAGTGTCCATTTTTATAGCCGCTTCTCTAACTGAATCAAATACGTGATCATTAATTTTAATTTTAAAGCCTAAAGCTTTTCTAATTTTCTTTTTAGATTCTTCAGAATGATTTTTAAAAAAACCGTTTGGATACAAGAGTTTTCCATTTTTTCTTCTTTTCTCTCTAAGGGACTCTCTTTTGGCAGCTTTTCTTGTTCCATCTATCTGTTTTTGTCTTAAAAAATCTTTTAAGGGGTGGTTACTTATCATATCTCCTCCAGAAGCAATTTTGTTAATATTTAAAATGGGTTTCAAATTATCCAAATACCACTGTTCGCGCTCTTTAATTTTGATTTTGTCGCAAAATTCAATTATCTCAAAATTTAAATTTTCTAAACCGTATTTTTGATATTTTTGTTGTAAATAATAATTAGAGTGATTTTTATTTTTTAATTGGCTAATGTGACGCTTCCATCTAGAAGAGATATTAATAGAGCTGCCAATATAAAAAGAACTGTCTTCTAAGCTTGTTATTTTGTAAATTCCTATCATTTTATTAATTTACACGAAATTGCCGATTCTGGAGCAAGAAACCCGTTTCATCTATGGCTTCAGAAGAATTCCTTTTGAGTGATGACGATGGCATGGAATGGGATTGGGACGACTCTTCTTTTGCTGAATACGAAGACATCATTGCGGAATATCCAGAACTGGAAAATGTAGAAATTCAGGTTGAAGAAGTTGATCTGTAAGATATAATCATGCATCAGCATGAGCTATAGAGTTTCAGTAATCACTTCTATTTATAAATCTGAGGAATTTCTATTCGATTGGTTTCTCGATATCAAGAGGCAATCTGTTTTTTCAGAAACTGAATTCATTCTTTTAGACTGCAATGAAGACGATTCGGACTTTTCGACTATTGAAAAGTTTTTACCGTCCAGCAATATACAGTATTACAAGTTGGGATACTGTTCTGTTTATGAGGCTTGGAACAAAGGTATAGAGCTTTCTAGTTGCGATCTGCTAACAAATTGGAATACAGATGATCGTAGAAGCTTCGGGTCTTTATCTAGCCAAATTTCGTTTTTGGAAAACAATCCAGACATAGATGTCTGCTATGGACCTACATTGGTTTCAAGCGTTCCAAACGAAACTTTTGAATTCTGTAAATCTGATTTAGTTTATCCATCTCTTGATGGATCTCTGGAGAATTTAATGCGCCACAATTCTCCACACTGTCTCCCCATGTGGAGAAAGTCTATTCATGAACGATTTGGTGTGTTTGATACTTCTTATTTTTCTGCGGCAGATTACGACATGTGGTTTAGAGTTTTAGCTGGTGGTGGCAAAATAGCGCCAATAGAAGAAACCGTAGGCTTGTATTATCAAAATCCAAAGGGCATATCAACAAATCCAGCATCTTTAGATAGAGCCATTAAAGAAGTGCTTAGCGTCAGAGATAAATATAAATGATTAATTTAATTACATGCTGCGATCAAAACTTTTTAGATAAAGCTGTCAAATGCTTGACCAGCTCATTTGAAATCGACAATAGCATAAAATATACCATTTATATATTTGGCGATAAAGAGGCTGGCTCCGAAATACCAGATTTTATATCGGTAAAAAGGATGCCCCAAAATATTAAAAATCTTAATGACCCTTATTTATTTGCATATAAATATTGGTCTATATTAGATAGTTTTTTAGAAAACCAGCATGTTATATATACAGATTCTACTCATTTTATAAATAAGTCATTATCAAATGTAATTAATTTCTATTCAAACGATTGTCTGCTTTTAAGATACAAAGACGGTCAATTCTTAGTAAAAGATTGGACTACGAAAAAATGCATAGCAGAACTTGAAGGTGAAAATTATTTGCATAATTCACAAATTTGGGCGGGTTTTCAAGCCTACAAGAATACAATTAAAAATAAAGAATTTGTAAAAAAAATACTCGATCTATGTCTAAATACTGATATCGGTTATCCTTTGCCATCCGAATATAAACCAGATGGCGAAGATGGCGACTGCTTGTATCATAGAAATGATCAATCCATTTTATCAATAGAGGCACTTAAAAACAACATATATCCAGAATTCAACGAATCAATAGACTTATCTTTTGGAGATTTTCAATCAGTTTGCGTTTTTTATCCCGACGATTATTCGGGGGACGTGCTAAATAATTTAAACAGATATGTTTATCCAAGATACTTTAAAAAATAAAAAAAATGAATAAAACAATACATTACAATACAAGATCCGAACTCTTAGAACTGGTCCCCAAGGATTGTAACTTTTTAGAAATTGGTGTTTTTGTTGGCGATTTCGCGAAAGAAATTCTCGAAAAAGTTAGCCCTAAGAATTTATATCTTGTTGACATCTGGCTCGGCAAATATGGTTCTGGCAATAAAGATGGAGAGAATCATTATGAGATAGAAGACATGCAAACCGTTTATTTGAATCTTTATCAAAAGTATAAAGACTACAATAATATACATTTGGTAAGATCGTCGTCGGTTCCATTTTTACAAAGCTGCGAAAACGATTTTTTTGACGCCATCTATATAGATGGAGATCATACAGCTCAAGCGGTTTATGATGATATCTTCTACTCTTATCAAAAAATAAAGAATGGCGGCATAATCATGGGACACGATTACCACTATCAAGTAAAATATGCCGTTGATATTTTTTGCGAACAGTTTAATCAGGAAATAAAATATATAGCTGACGACGGATGCCCATCGTTCTTTATAGAAGTTAAAAAACCATAAAATGCTTATATATCACCATTTGGGAATCGGAGACCATATCATTTGCAACGGTCTCGTAAGAAATTTGTATGAAAAATACGGATCTGTAGATTTATTTTGTTATGGCTATAACGAAGCTAATGTGAAATACATGTATAGAGATCTGAAAAATTTAAATACAATCCCCGTGTCTTCAGATCAAGAAGCTCATTCCATTATAATAAAAAACAATTTTGATGTGATAAAAATAGGATTCGAAAATTTGCATATGAACGAATCGTCAGAATCTTTTGACATCGAATTCTATAAAATGGCAGATTTGCCTTTCTCTTCTAAATTTGATGATTTTTACTTAGAAAGAGACATGGAGAAAGAGATTTTTATTTGCAAAGATTTAAACCCAAACAATGAGCCTTATATATTTATTCATGGAGATTTAGACATGAGTAAAATAAGAGAAGACATTAAAATTATTCATAACCCAAAAGAATATAGTTTATTTAATTTAATCCTCTTATTAGAGAACGCCGAAGAAATTCACGTAATGGAATCAAGCCTGAAATGCTTAATAAATCAATATAAGTTGAATAAGCCGAAATTATTTTATCACAATTATGTAAAATACTGTTCTGAATTTTATAACACTCAGGGTCTCAACACTTTCCAAGTCATCAATTAATATGCTCGAAATACAAATTAGCGTCGGCGAACTTTTAGACAAGTTGTCAATTTTAAAAATCAAAAAAGAAAAAATCTTTGACGACAAAAAGTTGAAGTATGTAGAAGAAGAGTTCGAGATTTTAAACGAAAAATCTTCATCTTTTTTAAACGACGAGAACATTAAGAAAATTTATAAGGATCTTTATTCGACAAACAAAGACTTATGGGCGATTGAAGACGAATTGAGAATTCTCGAAAAACTAAATCAATTTAATGATCAATTTGTTGATCTAGCTAGAAAAGTTTACAAAGTAAACGATCATCGTTTTTTGCTGAAAAGCAAGATAAACGACATCACCAACTCTTCAATAAAAGAACAAAAAAGCTATAAATAATATGCAGGGACAAATAAATTTAGACGACGCAGCTGGTTTACATATTAAAAATATATGCGAAAGAGAAGATGTCAATACTATTGTAGAAATAGGAACTTGGAATGGCAGAGGATCTACATTTTGCATCTATGAGTCTATTAAGAATACAGAAAAAAGATTAATTTCTCTAGAAACGTGGAAAGAAATGTATGATTTCGCTTTCGCTTTTTATCAAGACAAAAAAGAAGTGTCTATTATTAACGGATATATCAGCGATAAACTTCTGGATTTCCACTCATTGGATGATTCGTTTTTTACTGATTATGACAAAAATTTAAAATTGTCATGGTATAATGAAGATCTAAAAAATATCAATAATTGTAAAAATGTTTTAGATCAAATCCCAGAAAAAATAGATTTTCTAATTTTAGATGGAGGCGAGTATTCTAGTTGGGATGAATATTTAATCTTAAAAGACAGATCAAGAATCATTTTTCTTGATGACACTAGACCGCCAACAATTAAAAACTTTATGGCAAGAGAGGATCTGCTTAAAACTCGTAAAGTTATAGTGGATGATGTATACTCTAGAAATGGATATTGTATTTTTGAACAATGAAGATAGCAATACAAACAATAATCTTTAATGGCGAAAAACATTTGCCCGATAACATGTTGCTCGCATGGCTTGAGCAAGCAAATAACATAGCAGATTATGTCTTCATTACAGAGGGGGCTACAAAAGCAATAAATCATTATTGGGACGGAGACACATCGGAGTTCACCGCAGATGGCAAATCCACCGATAATACATGTTCAATAATTAAAGAATATATCAAAGATAAGCCGAAATTCTTTTTTAAAGAAGCTGACGGATTTTGGGATGGAAAAACGAATATGTTAAACTATTGGTTTGATAACTCACAAGAGATTCGGGATGTAGATTATGTCTGGCAAATTGACGCTGATGAGTTTTATTCAAATGAAAGCGTTGATAAAATAATCAATCTATTAAATAGCGAACGTCCATCAAGGATTGATTTTTTCGCTAATCATTTTTGGGGCGATTTCAATCATTGTATTGACGAAAGATCTGATGGTATTTGGGCCAACCAAATTCCTTGGATGAGAATTTTTAGAGTCAATGAACAAAGCAGATGGATATCCCATGAACCTCCGAACATGTATTTTAATGAATATGAAAAAATTATTTCTAAATATGAAACATTAAAATTGAAAATAAAACTTGATCATTATAGTTATGTAACAGAAGATCAAGTGACGTTTAAAAGCAAATTTTATAACGCCCCCGATAAAATAAAATTATTTAATGAATGGAAAAAAGATAAAAACACGCCAATATTTGGATGCAGCGTCTTTCCATTTAAAGATAGTCATTCAGAGATAATAAATAAATACTACAATGAATAATTTTTTAAATACAATCAAAAAAAATACAACATTTCAGGGGGGAGCTAATTATGAGGATTTCCAAATAGAAAAATTCTTAGAGATCTTAAATAAAATAAAAACAAAAACCCCATTAATGATTGAGCTCGGCTCCAATGATTGTTTTTACTCTATTTTATTTAATAAATTTTTTGAAAAGTCAGAAGACCTGTTGAATGTATGCGTGGAAGTGAGCAGCAAACTCATCAATCTTGGAAAGATTAATGTAGAATCAAATAATTGCAAAAACTTCAAATTCAAACACTCTAAAATAGGAACGCTAGATCAGCAATATTTTGATATGATTTCAAAATCAGACCCAAACCTATGGGGGGATTTATCAACAGACACGACGAGCATAAAAGATCTCATAAATGAATTTCAATTGAAAGAAATATCAATATTGCATATGGATATTCAAGGATCTGAAATATTTATTCTTAAAGAATTAGAAGACTTAGATATTAACATAAAATACATGTTTATTTCGACCCATCCCGAATCAGCTTTTGGATCGACTCATGAAAAATGTATCAATTCTTTAAAAAATCTTAATTTTGAAATACTATTTAGTGACGAATCAAGCGGCGGATATGGAGACGGATTAATCGTGTGTGAAAATAAAAAATAAATGAATAATTTAAAAGAAAAATATATAGGCAAAAAAATAGATCATATGGACATACTGAACATCGAAGACGCAGCAAAAAAATCAGTGGGTAAAAAATCCATTATTGTTACGGGAGTAACTGGGCAAGATGGAAGTCACATGGTCGATTATCTTTTAGCTAATACGGACTATGAAATTTTTGGATGCGTTCGTAGGCTTAGTGTTTATAATCATAAAAATATTTCTCATATCAATAATGAGCGTTTTCATTTGATTAATTTCGACCTTACTGACAGCCATTCAATTTCGAGAATCATTGAAAAGATCAAACCAGACTATTTTATTAATTTAGCAGCTCAAAGTTTTGTGGGCAGCAGTTGGGATTTCGCCCATCAAACTTGGGAAACGAATTCAACTTCCACCCTTCATATCCTTGAAGCAATTAGACTTTATCATCCCACCTGTAGGTTTTATCAAGCTGGCTCCTCAGAAGAGTTTGGCGACGTATCATACGTTCCTCAAGACGAGAAGCACCCATTGCGCCCAAGAAGCCCATACGGAGCATCTAAGGCGGCATCAAGGCAGCTTGTTAAGGTTTGGAGAGAGTCTTATAATCTTTATGCTATTCAAGGTTGGCTTTTTAATCACGAAGGAACTCGTAGAGGCGAAGAATTTGTTACTCGTAAAATAACAAAAGCCGTCTCCCGTATTAAAAAAGCTCTCGATAACAATCAGCAATTTGATCCGCTTCAATTGGGAAATATTGATGCTCAAAGAGATTGGAGCGATGCTGAAGATTTCGTAGATGGAATTTGGAGAATGCTTAATCAAGATCTCTACTATCTAAACAATATTGCGGAATACGAAGGGGACGCATTCGTCTTGGAGCTAGAAAATTTACCAAAATATATCAAAGAATATGTTTTATCATCCAATGAAACCCATTCTATCAGAGAATTCGTTGAACTGGCATTTAAAGCGGCTGGAATCCAAGGCTATTGGGTGGGGTCGGGATTAAATGAAATGTTCTTGCAAAAAGAAACGGAAAGAGTATTGATGACGATCAATGAAAAATTTTATAGATTAGCCGAGGTTGAATTACTTCTTGGAGATTCTTCTAAAGCTAGAGCTGATTTAAACTGGCAACCGCAGACATCTTTTAAAGAACTTGTTCAAAAAATGACAATTTACGATATTAATCTTCTCGATTCGCCAAAAAATGTGTAAATATCTACATGGTCGGTAGATTTGCAATCAATAATAAGTTTGGTACTAAATACGCTATAGATGAATTATCTTTCGCGGAAATCAAAGACGAAGCTTCTGCTTATTTTTTAGGTTTTCTTTATGCAGATGGAAGTATCGGGCATTATAATGGCGATTATTCAATACGTATAGAACTCCAAGATCAAGATCGAAAAATCTTAGAAGATTTTAGAGATTTTGTAAAATCTAATCGCCCCATATCAGACTCCTACAAGAAAGGAAAGAAATATTGCGCAATGCGCATTAGTAATAAAACGATTTATACCCACTTAACTAATAAGGGTATAATGCCCAGAAAAACTTTTACAATATCTTTCCCATCAGAAGATATTGTCCCCAAGCATCTGTTGTCTCATTTTATTAGAGGATATTTTGATGGAGATGGTTGTATTACATGTTCAAAAAACAAGCAGAGTTCAATCTCTTTTACAATAACATCTAATTTGCATTTTTTAGAAGGTTTACAGGAATTTTTAATAAATGAATTAGGTTTTTCAAAAACAAAAATCACAGCAACTAAATCTATAGGTATTGGAACTCTCGTTTATAGTGGTAGTCTTAATGCAAAAAAGTTTTATAACTTCATTTACCAAGACGCAAAATTTTATTTGACAAGAAAATTTGAAAAATTTTCATCAGTTCTTAAAAATATACAAAAATTAAAACAAAAATCCTATAGTCTTATATCTCCAACTGGTCAAGTGTTTGGTGTTTTCAATTTAAGAGAATTTTCATCTCAACACAAAATTAGCAAAAAAAGTATTTATGCCTTGGCAAAAGGAGAGAAAGATAGCGTCAAGGGTTGGAAACTTCTTTTCAAAATTTAGTTGACAAAATGGTTTCTGCGGACATACTATCTCTCGATGGCGAAGAGTAAGATCAGCAAAAAGCAAATACTCGCACGACTCACGCTTGTCCCCGCAAAGGATAAGCGTTTGTTTTACATGCGAGAAATGAAGTTCTTGAACGACTTGTGCGAACGATACTCGCTTGAGTTCATGAACATTGTTTCTTTTGACAAGAAGTTCGATTCGCTAGCCTATATAGTCTGCGACAAGCTAGAAGAAACGATGGATAAAAAGTTTCGCGCATTCAATTTTAAGGTTGACTTATCCAAGTATAGCGATTACGATATAGGAGAAAAGGTGGGTGAAGACTCCACGGTGGAGAAGAAAATTAAATCATTAAAGGACTTTTTAGATGGCGAAAATTAAACAAGAAAAAAATAAAGAAGTATTGAATTCCAGCTCCGTTCTAGGCTCGTTCCTAAAACAAAACTCTGAAGATCACTACAACTTTGAGGAAGAGATCGACTATAAAGTTTCCAGCGGTTCTCTGCAATTAGATTTGCGGCTGGGCGGAGGGCTATGCCCAGGTTTACACAGATTTTGCGGAATGAATGAGGGGGGTAAGACGAGCGCAGCGCTGTCATTCATGAAAAACTTTTTGACCTCAGTTCCAAATTCGAAAGGCTTTTACATTAAAGCGGAAGGTCGTCTCGGCAAAGAGATGAGAGAAAGATCTGGCATTAATTTTGTTTTTAATGCCGAAGATTGGCAAGTCGGAACTTGTTTTGTATTTGAAAGCAACATCTATGAAACTGTTGTCGCCGCAATGCGCGAGCTGGTTACTAAAAACGAAGAAGATTGCCGCTATTATTTCCTGCTTGATTCTGTCGATGGTCTAATCACTAAGGGGGATCTTGACAAGGGTTTTGAGGACTCTAACAAGGTGGCTGGCGGAGCGGTTATTGCAGCCAATTTCATGAAGCGCCTTTCGATTGCTCTCGCCAAGAGAGGACACATGGCGGTATTTATCAGTCAAGTTCGCGCAGATATTAAGCTTGATCCTTACTCAAAAGCTCCAGTGAGACAAACAACCGCTACGGGCGGAAACGCTCTGCTGCATTTTGCAAATTTCATTCTTGAATTTGAACCTAGATACAAGGGGGACTTAATTCTCAAAAACCCTTCGGACAAAACCATTGACGCTGTAAATAACCCTATCATTGGGCATTTTGCTAAGGTGACTGTCAAAAAATCACCAAACGAAAAAACAAACCTAACCATATCCTATCCAATTAAATACGGTCGGACTAATGGCAATTCAGTTTGGATTGAGAAGGAAATTGTTGATTTGCTGCTTCTATGGGAATTTCTTGTCAAGGGAGGTTCGTGGTATACTGCCACCGAAGAATTTGAAGAGCTTCTCGCCGAAAACTCTCTTCTTCCTATGGGGAAGGTGCAAGGACTAGATTCCGTGTTTAGTAAAATCGAACAAGACCAAGCCTTGAGTCAGTTTTTAATAAGCTACTTCAAGAAAGCGATTTGCGATGAAGTTTAAAACCATTAATGGTTCTACTGCGGAACTTAAAAACGCCAAAAGATACTTAATCAAGTGGAGAGGCAAGAGTCGCAGCAAATTTCAACTATCAGTAAAGCGGTTTCTTTTTCCATATTGGAAAAACGATATTGTTTTTGAGGAATTTAAGCTGGTGGGAACTCGCCTATCTTTTGATTTTTACAACGCAAATAAAAAAGTCGCCGTAGAAGTTCAGGGCGGACAGCACACCAAATATGTTGAATTTTTTCATGGCAACCGCTTCCAATATCTCCAACAATTAAAAAGAGATGAAAAGAAATTAAAATTCTGTGAGGCGAACGAAATCATCCTTGTGGAAATTTATCCCAAGGACGAAATCAACGAAGAGCTTTTTTTATCGTTCGGAACGATTTTGTGATTGACAGCTTCGCAAAAAAGCTTATCCTAAGCTAAGTATGATCTATAACTTAGAATTGGAAAAACAACTTTTGGCGGCGCTCATTAAAGAGCCCGAAAGCTACTGTGAGATTTCGAACTTTATTAGCCATAAGGATTTCTATAGCGAAGACTCTGATCTTCATGGTTCTATTTTCACGGTGATCAAGCAAGCGATTGATACTGGAGACCAAATTGATGAGATCATTGTCGCGCAAAGAGTGTCTTCGCTTGGATTGTCTTTTGAGGACAGATTGAATCCTGCTGATTATATCCGTTCGCTTGCCATGCGCAAAGTTCCGAATGGCAATTTAATCAAGACAGCCAAAGAACTGAAGAAGTTCACCATTCGCAGAGAGCTATATGAATCCGCTCAAGATATTGCGCGGAAAATGAAGTCTATTGCTCCAGAGTCGAGCTATACTCAGATCATTGGAGCGGCAGACGATTCGTATAATTCGCGCATCAATCTTTATGAGATTGGAAACGATACCCCTGAAAACATCTATGATGAGATGGAGGCATTGATTGAGGAGCGCGGCAACAATCCCATTACCGAATTCGGCATGATGGGTCCTCATGAAAAGATCAATGAGATATACGGCTCTCTGCTTAGACCAGGAAATATTACAGTTATCGTAGCGAGGTCTGGTGTAGGTAAGACTCAATGGTGCATGGATTATAGCACCAAAGTCTCTATGAAATACGGAGTTCCTGTGTTGCATTTTGATAATGGCGAAATGAGCAAAGAAGAGCTTATTATGCGTCAATGCGCGGCAATCTCAGGAGTTCCCATGCATCTGCTTGAAACTGGCAACTGGAGAAAAGCTGGCGCTGATGTGGTCGCTAAGGTGCGTTCCACTTGGGCGAAGGTTAAAGACCTCAAATTCTACTACTACAACGTTGGTGGTATGGATGTTGACGCAATGATTAAAGTCCTCAAGCGATTCTATTATGCAAAAGTTGGTCGCGGCAATCAAATGATTTTCTCATTCGACTATATCAAGACGACCTCCGAAGCTAGCGGCGGCAAGAATGAGTGGCAAGTAGTCGGTGAAATGGTGGACAAGTTCAAGAAGTGCATTCAAAAAGAAATTCTTCACGAAGGCGATCCAATTATCCCGATGATCACCTCTGTGCAATCTAACAGAAGCGGTATTACCAATAACCGCCAATCACAAAACATTGTTGACGATGAAAGCATTGTGTCGCTATCCGACCGAATCACACAATTCTGCTCTCACATGTTTATTCTTCGTAATAAAACTGCCGATGAAATTGAAACAGAGGGTCGCAATTTCGGCACTCATAAAATCATCAATGTAAAAGCCCGACATCTTGGTAAGGATATCGCTGGAGCCGTTGAGCCTGTGCGTATTGGAGACTCTCTGCGTAAGAACTTTATCAATCTTGAGTTTCATAATTTCTGCATTACTGAAAAGGGAGACCTGCGAGATATTGCTCGTATCGCGGAAGGGGGAATGGACTTAGAAAATGACGAATCAGACGACACACCGAACTTCAATTGATCCTGTTTCAATCAGACCGACTCTTGAAAAGATTGGTTATCGCTTGATTGATTGCGGAAATCATTGGCGCACAAAAGCTCTATATCGGGGCGGCGACAATGAAAGCGCCGTCTGCATCTATAAAAACACAGGAGTATGGAGCGATTACGCGCAAGGCAGTCAAAAATTTCCTTTTGAAAGGCTTATCAAACTAACCTGTGGATCAGATCCTCAAACAATTAAAAAAATTCTTTCTTCGATTAACAAGTCGGAAGAATATGTATACGTCGAAAAACAAACAATCGAAATGGACGCAATCTATCCAGAATCAATACTAAACAATCTATTTCCAAATTTCTCTTTTTACAAAAAAAAGGGATTGTCGGAAGATACTTTAAATTTTTATAAAACTGGACTGGCTCAGTCTGGCAAGATGTATCGCCGAATGGTCTTTCCAATTTATAATGAATACAGTCAAATCGTTGGCTTTAGCGGTAGAAAGACTGACCTCGATAATGATAAAATCCCCAAATGGAAGCATATCGGTAAAAAAAGAAACTGGATTTACCCAGCGTTTATTCCAGCCGAAGAAACTGTCGATTCTATTATTCGCAAAACGGGAGAAGTTGTAATTGTCGAAAGCATTGGAGATAGCATGGCTCTTTTTGAATCTGGAGTTAAAAACTCGCTAGTATCTTTTGGTTTAGGATGTCAGCCTGTCATGCTATCGTATCTAAGCTCTTTTTCAGTCAAGAGGATTGTCATAGCTGGCAATAACGATTCGGATGGAGAGAACCATGGTTACTTAGGTTGCGTTAAAACGCTATTGAATCTTTTGCCGTATTTTGATTTTAATTGTATTGAGATTAATCTTCCGCCAGAAAATCATAACGATTTCTCAGATGCATTTACTTCTGGATTAGATCTTAAAAAATGGTATCATACGCCAGTAGACCGATCTCAATTTATCAAACAGTTAGTGACTTTCGTTGCTGCTAATAAGCAGAAATTTAAAGAAAAAGAGCTTTCTACATTACGAAAGGTCTTAAAATCCTCATGAGTGAGCCGAAAAATTCATTATCCGCAAGCAGAATTAAAACACTACAGTCTTGTAGCTGGATGTATTATGCGAAGTATGTTCTGGGCGTTCCAGATAAATCAAATGACGGCGCTAGTCGAGGCACAGTCTGCCACCTAGTATTCGAAGTTCTTGGTGATCGTCGTAGAAAAAAAACCTACGATAAAATCATTAAAAAACAAGACCCTTTCGCGGTCAAGTCAATTGAAAAACTAATCATTAAACATGCGAAGCGTCTATCTGTAGATGATGATGACAATATTGAGTTGATTAAAAAAATGATACTCAATGGACTCATGTATGACTTCTTCGGTCTGACCGCTGGCAAACCATCGCTAGCCGTATCAGAACAAGACTTTGATATTGTCGTCAATGACGGCAAATTTAAATACAAAATCAAAGGATTCATCGACAAACTTTTCCTTTACAAGAATAAAAAATTCGCATTAATTCGCGACTTTAAAACCAGCCGCGAAACATTTAAGGGGAAAGAGGTCAAAGACAACTTGCAAGATTATATGTATAGCCTTGCCGTGAAACATTTATTCCCCGAATTCTCGAATAGAGCAAGCGAGTTTTTATTTTTAAAGTTTGATTTGGACGACTCCAAAAATTCAGGAGTTGTTAAAATGGCTCCGATTACCGATGACGACCTAGAAGGTTTCGAGCATCAGCTTACAGCGATTCAAGAATATCTAGATAACTTTTCAGAAAAAGATGCTCGTTCTAATTTTGCCGCGAGACAGCCCTATCCAACAGACAAGACGTTCAGCGGGCCATTGTTGTGCGGATTTGCAAAATATCCAGATCAACTAAAGCTTGACGGAACGCCTATGTGGGCCTGTTCCTGCAAATGGCCTTTTGATTATTTCGTCGCCCTCGATGAGAATGGCAAGCAGTTAAAATCATATTTTAATGAATCGGATGTTCCAGAGGGGCAGAAATACGAAAAACGACACTACCAAGGTTGCCCTAGCCATATAAAAAGAGCTTGACAACCGAAAGAAATCCTGTCATCATTTGTTCGATGACACCAGTTTTCACAAGCCACTTTTCCATAGGCAAGTCAATTCTTACGCTGGAGCATCCAGATAAAGAAACATCGGATGGCCCCGACAGCATCTTTTCAATTGCGAAAGAAGGCGGACTCCAGCATTTGTTCCTAGTGGAAGAGTCAATGATAGGCTTCTTTGGAGCTTTTAAAACTGCAAAAGAGCTTGGTATTAATTTGCATTTTGGATATAAATTCATATGCTGCAATTCCGACGCTAATAACAAATCCAATCACAAACTCATAGCGTTTGCTAAAAACGATGATGGTTGCAGAGCTTTAAATAAATTGTATTCGTTTATCAACACTGGGCAAAATGGAGCGATTTCGAATGATGACCTCATCGCTCATTGGAGCGACGATTTAATGTTGGCTGTGCCGTTTTATGATTCGTTCATATTTAATAATCAAATGATTATGGGTAATTGCATTCCGAATATCGCACCGCTTAATCCTGTGTTTTTTGTTGAAGACAACGGATTGCCATTCGACGATCTTGTTAAAAGAGCTGTGCATCGGTATGTCACCGAGAGAATTCCAACCGCTTCCATCGAATCGGTAAATTCTATTTTTTACAAATCTAAACACGATTGCGATGCATTTCAAACTTATAAAATTCTCAGCAATCGTAAGTTCGGACGACAAGCTTCTCTTTCTTGCCCTAATTTAGATCACTTTGGCAGTGATGAATTTTGCTGGGAATCCTACTGCGAAAAACGTGACGCGATGCTTAATAAACCATGAACGACTTACTAAGATTCAAAAAACAACAGAACTACATCACCATTGATGTAGAGACCGAAGGCTTAAACCTTATATCATCTAAACCTTGGCAAGTATCATGGATTATTTGTCGCGGCGATAAGATGATATCCAAACACGATCATTTCATTCGCTGGGACAACATCAATGTCTCTGCTGACGCTGCGCGAATTACGGGTTTTAATAAAAACCACTATTATGAAAAAGCGGAATCTCCCATCGAAGTTTTTAAACAGCTATCAAAGTATCTTTACGATCCATCGTTTTTAGTGATCGGGCAAAATCTTCTTGGGTTTGATGTTTATATGATCAATGTTTGGCGCAAGCTAATGGGGATGAAAAGCGATAATTCTTATGTCAATAGAGTAATTGATACCAAGTCTATCTCGACAGCCATCTTCAAGAACATTCTGCCCGACAAAGAAAACTTTTTATCATGGCAATATAAGATGTTGCATATTCGCGAAAAAGGTCTAAAAACCAATCAAGCTTTCATGCTTAAATATTACGATATTCCCCATGACCCCAAAAGACTACATGACAGTCTTTATGATGTCGAAATGACTTTTGAGATTTTCAAAAAACAAATTTTTAACATTGATTTATGA